AGTGTACTTGTACGTACACCTTCTCCACTTAATCTTTCTGTATTAAAAGCATACACTCTGTTCTTTTCTATTTCTTCTTGGTATCCTAATTTACGTATCCATGCTCGTTGACTGTAATTTAATTGATCAACAAGTTTGTCATTAGTTTTATCTAACCATACCTTTTCAAGTATTTCAGGTTTGTTGTAAGGATATAAAAATACTTTACATTCTCGCATATCATTATCAAGATTCTCAATAGTAATATTATTTTCTGCGGCAAGATGTATCCAGTTACTTCCATCAGCAGTAATAGTGCTATGTGTATAACCTTCTGCACCTTTTACCCACTTAGGTGTGTATTCGCTATGAATCTTTTCTTTACTATATTCTACATTACGATATTCTCTGGGTCTATCAGTAAACACACCAAGTTCATCAAACTCTGGTTTACCTAATTCAACCCATTTACTTAAATTTACAAACAAGTATTGTCTATGCAATCCAGGATAAGCGTCTTTAGTTAGATAATGATGTTGTCCTTGCTTGTCCATAATATGTCCAACTACAAAAAACTGCGGATTGTTTTGTGCATATGCAACACTTTTCTGCACTAAACTTGGACCTCTATACAATAATAATCCTTGGCAAGCAACCATGCAATACTTTTTATCTTGTGCGATTGCGTTTTCTAATATTTGACTTACAGTTGTATAACGCCCTACGTATGAACACAAGTTCATTTTAATCATTCTATTAATATAGAAGTAAGTCATATCGAATGTGCGTTTAGCAACAAAGTCGTTATCAATATCTCTGGAGATATCTAATATACCTATACCAACCTCGTTATTAGAATTTAGATCTTCGTAATATCGATCAACTGAAAGACTATTCCAATCCATCGAGTGTTCTCCTATTAGTATAGAAACTTTTTCTTAACGTATAAAACATATCTCTTGTACGTCTACCAAGTTCATAATGTATTATCATATGTATTCTTGGTTTGTCGCTACGATTCCAAACACTATGTACGTTGCTAATGTCCATTAAAAATGCACTACCGCTGTCTTTAAAAGGAACAATACCTTTGTCTTTAAAAATAAAAGTACAATCTTCTGGATTGTTTAAACTAATGTTACAAACACTTAAACGTTTTTCTTCGTCTTTACGATCTTGATGTGGAAGTATATACCCGCCCGGTTCAAGTAACATAAATCTTACACGGTTTAAAAACTCTGCAGGCCATACATCTGTTAAAAACTTTTTAGTGACAGGACATTCGTCTGCTACCCAAGTCCAATCTAATTCTTTAAGTACTTTATCACGTTCACCATATTGACTTAAACTTTGTGTATCTTCATTAAGTCCATGTAGTGTTAGACTCTTCCAACCCTTGCCGTATGAATCTTCTCTATGACTATGAAACTTATCAGCAAGTGCCTCTGCTTCTTTGTGCATTTCTTTCCAAGGCTGATTATCTAAAGCACTAAGATGAAAGTATCCCCAACCACTTTCTGTAACTAACCACTTAGGATCAAATGTGTCTGGGTATAATTCTTGCTTCAGGATGCCATGCTCGTTATGGTATTTTTCTAATTCCTGCATACTCATATTTACCTGCCAGACACCGTTATGTGCTCTTATAATGGCGGTAAATACTATGATGCCATTCTTACGAAAACAGGACCTTAAGACGTTAGTTGTAGACTTCACAAGCCATTGTAATGCTATGTGTGGTAATTGCTCACGGAACATTGACGGCATAACTGTCAATCCAAATATGCCCTTAGGACACATGACTATGGACACTTGGAGAAATATTGTTGACAATGCTAAAGGTGTAGAAGAAATAATTTTTAATGGTGCATATGGTGATCCTATTATGAATCCTAATTTACCTTTTGCATTAGAGTATGCAAGAAAATTAAAATGTAAAATTATGATTCACACTAATGGTGGTATAGGTAAACCTAATTTGTATAGAATGTTAGCACAGAACTTACGCAGATTCCCTCAAGCAGTTATTACATTTAGTATAGACGGCTTAGAAGATACTAATCATTTATATAGACGACATGTTATATGGAAAAATATTATGGCTAATGCAAGTGCGTTTATAGATGCAGGTGGTATTGCACGTTGGCGTATGCTTGTGTTTGAACATAACAAACACCAAATAGAAGAGTGTGAACAACTATCTAAGGACATGGGTTTTAAAGTTTTTGATATTAACGGCGGTTATACTTTTACTGCTATTGATAGTGTTGTCAATGAAGCAGTAGAAAACTTTAAAGCAACTAAGAAAGAACAAGCACGTACTATTGCATACGATACAAGTAAATTAGATAATGTAAATCGTGTAAAAGGTTTAATTGAAAAAGGGTTTGACAAAGGCTGTATTACTTGCAAATGGAAGAAAAAACAAAAGGTACAAATAAGTCATACTGGAGAAGTATTTCCTTGTTGTTATTTGTTAAGTGATCGTTATGCTAAAAATCCTGACAGTCCGTATGCACAAGAATGTAATAGTGTAGAATGGCCTAATGTTAATAAGATTCCGTTAGAAGAAATTATCGAAAGTGATACATTAAATTATCCCAGTGATAATAGATTTAAAATATGTGAGGTAACCTGCGGTGAAGTGTAAGTATTTAGATCACCAAGTATGTGTTAAAACATCAGGCGAATATCGTTTGTGTTGTATTAGTAATGAACCTACTAATAGAGAAAATGTAACAACACACACTGTAGACGACTGGCGTAATAGTGCAACATATCAAAATGCTATTGCAACATTTGAAAACGGATTGTTTCCCAAGGCTTGTGAAAAATGTAAAATACAAGAAGAAGCCGGAGAAACAAGTCAACGTACAAGACCACGACAGTATGGTCCAGGTGTTAGTCATTTAGACTTACGTTTCGGTAGTAACTGTAACCTACAATGTACTATGTGTTATCCAGGTGTGTCAAGTAGTCTTGCTAAAGAACATCAAGAGATGCTTAAACAAGGTATTGAATCGCCTTGGGGTAATGAACCTTTTCCAAACTTTGATTGGTACACAGATGAGCGTGGAGAATACTTAGCCACATTACCTGAACTACGAGAAGTATACTTAACAGGTGGCGAACCTATGATGGTTAAAGGACTTCATAAATTTTTACAAAAGTTAGACAGTTCAGTTGAAGTACGTTTTAATACTAATGCTACAATTATGAATCCTAACATATATGAAGAACTAAAACGTTTCGAAACTGTTAATATGTGTTTTAGTATAGACGGTATTGGTAAAGTAAACGATTACATACGTTGGGGTAGTAACTGGGAACAAGTAGAAACTAATATGCTTAAATGGGCTGAGATAGTAAAATACAAAAGCCTCGGGCCTACTATACAAGTTTTAAATTTACATCACTACGAAACAATTATTGATTGGTGTAAAAAACATGACTTTCAATTCTTTGATAACTTATTAATGAATCCTGAATATCTTAACACAAAAAATGCACCAGATGAAATTAAACAATACTGTCCAGAAAAATTTAAGTACTGGGTAGATCAACCTGCAGATATTATTCAACAAGAAGCATTTAAAAAATGGATATCTATCTTTGATAAACAAAGAGGCTGTAGTCTAAAAGAATATATCCCAGAGGTAGCAAAGGCTTATGGAATTAATTAAAGAGAATAAAGAAAAATTAAGACGTGTTTATAAAGGTGCAAACTTTTATCGTAAACAATGGGACTTTGCAAATCAAGAATGGCTTGACGACCATATCGATATAATGGAAGAAGTACGTCCTGGTTACATTATTAATCACGGTATTGACGCTGGCAGAATGTTTATTGATACTAAAATTATTGAAGGCACTGTAGCAAACACACTACCGCATACACCAGAATTTGTAAAAAGTATATACAATTTTTGTTTAGAAAACATTAACACCACACAACCATTTGCACACGGAGATTGGGTACTCAGTAACATTATTGTTCAAGGTAATTCATATGAATTAATTGATTGGGACAATGTAGGAGTGTATCAACCCAGTGTAGTATTTGATAAATTGGAAAGCGATTTAAGGTCTGCTTTTGGAGAGAAATTCGATGAAATGTTACGCACCCTGGCATAGTATTTTGGTACGTTTTAACGGCGATATTGTACCTGATGGTGTGTACACTAAACGCTACGGAAACGTGCTACAAGAGCCCTTAAACACCGTCTTAGACAGCATTACAGCGTCATACACAAAGGATAGTATCCGTAATGGAGTGTTGCCGCCCGAGTGTCAACAATGTGCTTTAAAAGAGGCTACAGTAGGTCATAGTAGGAGATTATTCTTCCGTGATATATTGAATCCAATGCTTGAAGAATCCAATAATGATTACTCAAAAAACTTCCATGATATTAAGTTTTTGGAATTTAATATGAGTAATATTTGTAATTTAAAATGTAGAATGTGTGATGGAATCAATTCAAGTGCTTGGGTCAAAGACGAATTGAAACTTGCACAAAATGGTAATCCATATCATAGAAGAATTGACAATCCAGAGTTTGGATATGTTAATAAAAGCGAACAGATTATAGAACGCTTATTTGAAGATCCTACTCCGTTTATGGGGTTACGTTATCTTAGTATTAAAGGCGGAGAGCCTTACATGGAACCTGCAAATAAAAAAATATTGCAGAAATTTATAGACTTAGGAGTTGCAAAAAATGTTATACTTGACTGGACAACGAATGGTACGATTGTTGATGAAGAAGTACAGGAACTTGCTGGACACTTTGGCGAAACTAAATGGACAGTAAGTGTTGAAGGCACTGGCGGACTTTATGAATACATTAGAGGTGGAAAGAACTTTACGTTTGACCAACTTAATAACAATCTAAAACAATACAACTTTGATAGAATTATTATTGCTGTAACTGTGATGGCATATAATATTGCACACTTAGATAAAATACAAACTTGGTTTGATGCTAACAAAAAAGATAATTGGAGTATATACTTTAATAATGTAGTAGCACAACCTGCCTACTTAAATCCTCGTGTACTGCCTAATGAAGTATTACAAAGTATTGAACACAAGTTACCTAACATAACGTACGAACAAAACAATAGCAAACTATTAGATATGTTTGTAAACTATACTAAGGACTTAGATAAGATTAGAGATACAAGTGTTTTAGATTATTGTCCAGAACTTAAAGATCTGTTTGTATAGGATCAAGTGCCATATAGTGTAAGTTGTAACTACGTGGACTATCAATTACCCATTTAACAAGTTTACCTGCTTCAAGCAAACTAATTTTGTTATTAGTGCTTTTATCTAATTGTGTTTGTGATGCAAGTTGACCAAACGCAATATTGCTTACACGAATTTTGCTACTACCAAACGTTCCGTACTGTGAATACTTTTTACTTAATTCATCAAGTTCGGTTTTGTTTTTAAGATAGTTGCCTGGATTATATCCGTCACCCCAATAACTTGTTGTGCTTGAAATATTAATAATGTGTTCACCATTAAACTTTTCATATACCTTACGTAACAATTCTACTTGTTCGCCATTAGGACCGTATTGACTGTTTACAAATACATTATGATCTTTTACGTGTTCTGCTACTGCGTCAGCATCTGTAAGATCCCAGTCATTCCATCTACCAATAAATTCTACTTGATTACGACTGTAGGCTTCCCATATACCCGAGCATAAGCCTTCATAATTAGGATTACCTGTTACAACTATTCGCATCTATATTCCTTTGGTACTGTTCCCCAACCTACTGTTCTATCCCAGTCACGTTGTGTATATGTATTTGTTACCTTTTTGTAGGCTTCTTCAAACCCTTCTTCTCTGTGCATTGCTTCGTTATTGTTCCATAACCTTTTAAAGTAACTATCGTAACAATCAAAGATGCAATCTTCTGTTGCGTTTAAGTGGCCCTTTACCATATAAAAAATTCTATATGCTTCTCTGCGTGTTACTTGAGTCATTGTGTTCCTTCCTTATAAAAATATCGCTTAAACAACTGCACACACTTTTACCACATATAATAGGCTCATTGGGCAATTTATATCTTTCAAGGTTACCTAACGCACCGCCAAATTGACAATCTGCTCTGTATAGGTTCCCCCACATATCTACGTTTACTCCATCAATACCTGCCCAACATTTCCAACCACTAAATTGATTCTTTTCTTGTAGTAGGATTTCATTAGCAGTAACTACTGAATTATTTAGTAGTAACTCTCCGCGGTGTAAATTACTAAAGTTAAACTCTCGTTTGTACTTCCAGTTATTGATTAAATCTTTTTGCTCTGGTGTGTAAACTGTAACTTCATTTGTTACATGTTCTTGACTTGTTTTGTCTACAATTACCTTAGGCTCAACTGTAAGATTATCACTACCTTCATATAACTGTTTAGCAATGCTTTCTAATTCATTAAATTTTTCTGGTACCATCATTAGATGTACAGCAACAGGACAGTCAACCGTGTTTGCTATTTCAATAAAATGCTCTACGTCTGCGTACTGTGGGTGATACGAAATAATAAATCCGTCTGTGTAATTACTAATTTCTTTGTAGTACTTTACACGTTGACTTCCGTTTGTAACAAAACTAAAATAGTGTCCTTGCTTTTTTACAAGTTTTGCAAGATCAATAAAGTGTTTCCAGTATGTAGGTTCACCACCACTTATTCTGTAACACATTGTCTTGGGTACTTTTAATTTTTCAACAAAGTTTTTTACAGTTTCCCATTTGGGTTGACCTGTACTTCCGTTATGTAAAATATCTGGACAGTATTCACAACGATAGTTACACTTGTTGCTGAGTGTCCAACTAACAAGGAACCAATCTTTTTTCGTTATGTCTACATACTCTAATTTCAATTTCTCATCTCTAATGTATTGATGTGGTTTCCACTTTCCCATTCATCAATTATAAACTTAATAACCTTTGCAACTGATTCTGGTTTTAGTAATTTGTGTTGTTTTTTAAAGTAATGAAACTTTGTTCTTAATTCTTCTAATACTTCTTTGCTTTTATAAACGTCTTTACCTGCAAAGTCTGTATCACAAAATGCAGGAACAACAAGACTTGCTTTACACTCAGGTCTTAAATTATTCCAGTTATGTGTTTTTGTGTGTAGTTCTAATTTATTTTTGTAGTAATCTTCTTCAAAGAAAATATCATTTGTAGTATTTGCAACAACTGATCCTATGTTTACACACAACTTATCTTTGTCTTGATTAAACACACTCCACATATCAAACAGTGTGCTTTGTGTATTTTCACAGTAAACATTGTTAATAAAGATATCAACATCACGTAAATGATCAAATGCTTTTGCAGTATCTCTTACATCGCATGACCATTCTTCATTTCTATCAAGCAGTACCCAAACATAATCATTTTTGTATAATTCGTAAAATGCTTTTCCAATTCCTGCTTTGTGTCCTGTTAATCCTACTTGCATAAAGCATCTCCAAGTTCAGGAAATATTTTAGTGTAGTCTAATCCACGTTGTTCATCAAGCACTCTTATGTAATCAAGTGTTTGAGGTAACTTTGCTGACCAGTCTTCTTCCATCATATATTTTATTAAACCTTCCCAACGTACTCGGCCCATTGGGTGTTGAATCCATTGTGTGTTAAATTTTTGTCTGTCTATAAATGCTTCAATACGTTTTTTAGCAAACTGTTTGTACTCTTCTGGTAACACTCGTACATTTAGATAAGACGGAAAATATACAAGGTGTGTACTAATCATTCCGCCTTGTGTTTGTGCATTTACTTTACTAAACCTTTGATCAAGTTTCCATTCAGCAAGTTCATCAAGGTGTGCTACATTAAACATCTGTACTGCTGATGCTATGTTGATATTAATATTTGCATTACTTGAATCAAGTATTTTTATATTCTTTTCAATGTCTGCCCATTTGCTCGGATAACGTATGTAATCATTCTTTTCACCATACGCATCAATACTAAAATTAAATGTTACTTCCTTAAAGTGTTGCCATAGTACAAATAGTTCAGGTTTTAATACAAGTCCGTTACTGTTATATCTAATGCAACAATTTTCAGCATGGCCTTCATCAACCATAAATTGTAATATGTTATAGTGTTCAGGAATCATTAGAGGCTCGCCGCCTGCAAAATATAATTCTTTAATATGCTGTGCTTGGTCTTTCATAGAATCTAAAAACGATCCTTTCTTATACCAAGTGTAATCAAAGTCCTCATTCCAACTTTGATCATTAATTAACTCTTTGTTTGTGTACTTAGGATGATTTAGTTTCCATTCTTTAATCCAACTGCTTGAATCATGTGGACTACACATAACACATTTAAGTTGACATACATTACCTAAACGTAAATCAAAGTAAGGAACATTAACAGGCAAGTTACCTTGTTCATCTGTTTTTTCTACAATGCTATCTATGTCTAAACGTTGTTTCCATACTTCTGTTTCCCATTGACGTTTACTAACAATACCTTTGCTTTCTTCTGCAAAACATTTGCGACAACTTTCTGGGATTTCATCATTTAACATTTGCAATCTTGTTCGACGCATGTGTTCACTATTCCATACTTCTTCAATAGTGTGTTCACGCAAGTTCATACTGACTCCGTCTTTCTTAACAAGTCCTGCTGTCTTATCATCTTCTATACCTGCACCTGATGCATTAGCAGTACAACAAACTCTAACATCACCGTTAGGTCGTGTTGCTAAATGTATCCAAGGTAAAGGGCAAAATGTTTTAGACATGTTCTTTCCTTTCAAACTGTGCATTTAGTTTGTCAAAATTTCCACATTGCTTTGAACATTCTTTTATACCAGTTGAAGTCCAACAACTACTAATTTTGTTAAAGAAGTTACTGTCAAATATTTCTTTCAAGGACTGCTTGTGTAGGTTAGGAAACTTACCTATCTTTACCATATAATCTATACGTTGTGCTGAGTGCTGTGGTATCCATTCTAAGTCTAACCAACAACAAGGACTAACATTACCATTTGCACTAATATACATTTGATTATCTTGTTTTGCTTTACAAGTAATTGTAGGTAGTATTTCTTGCATTGCTTGTTTTGCAGGCTCGATCATTTCAAGACTCTTTCTTGACGGCAATAAGGTATGTGTGATATTGTAGTTGTCATCAAGTACGTCAAACTTACCATCTTTAAATCTTGTAGTGTGCTTAATACTAAATCCTTTGAATCCTAATTCTTTACTCATTTTTTCACAAGTATCAACTTGATGTTCGTTGTGTGCAAACACTAACATATCCCAACGTGCATCTCCGCCTACGTGTATAAACTGTGATGCATTGTTAATAATCTTTTCCCAGTTAGTATTAATTCTATACAATGCATGTGTGTCATTTAACCCGTCAATACCAAATACAACTTTTACTTTTAGTTCTGCAAGTCCACGCCACCATTCTTTAGTTCTACCACTTCCGTTAGTGTGCATTTGCAATGTCATTTCTGAATTATTTTCACGCAGGTATCTAAAAATTTTTAATGTATCTTTTGCAACAATAGGATCTCCTAAGTTTCCACACATATTAAGAAACTTTAGTTGTTGTACAAAACTTATAGGAAACCATTCTTTGAAAGTGTCAATAGATATTTCTTCTAAATCTAAACCCTCAAGTAATGGACCGCCATGTAATCTACGTGGACACATTGGACAACGTGCTTGGCACTTAGAAGTAACTTCTAAATGTATTGACGTTATGTCCTGATAATTATACATTACTTCTGATTCATCCTTTCAAGTGTGCTTTGAATAGTATCTGGATTTAAATCAACATTTACAATTAACCAATAACTATCATTAAAACTACTGTTGAATAGATAGTGCATTTTTAATGTATCTACAAAGTAAAGTCTACCTGGTTCCCAATGTAGTGTTTTATCTTCTAATACAAAATTAAAGTACGGAGGATTAACATTACGTAAAGGCATAATCAATCTAAAACTGTCTGCTTTACCCGAATGGTAGTTCCAATCTCTGTGTGGAGGAAAGAATCCTCCTGGACCAAACTTTAAAAAGTGTGTTCTATAATAATCTTTGTCCCAAGGTTTAAGTATATCATGTATTTGTTTGTTTAGTACAGGAGTTGCTACGTTAAAATCTTTTTCATTGTATGATGTTTTGTTTTCTTTATTGTACTCGTATAAACTATCTAAATCAATACCGTTGAATGTACCGTCTGAACTTGTAACACTTAATCCCCAACGATTAACATCTTTACGTGGATTATATTTTTGCCATTCAAAATCATTAGCCCAAGCAATTAACATTTCTGGATCAGTTGTTACGTCTAATTCGATATGCTGACCGTATTGTGTAAGTCTATGTATCATTTCTTTTTCCCTATAACCATAAATCGTTTGTACTTAGGTAATTGAATCTCATCTTTTACTTCTATCTCCAACATACTTTTCCTTGCAAATTGATCTAAACTGTCATAGCAATTAACATGCTCTTCTAATTCGTAGTAATCATTACTTTGCACAATAACCTGTGCGGAATCTGGTACATTGTTTAACCATTGTTTGTATTTTTTATGAGTAATGTGTTCGCAACTTGTGTTGATAACAATATAAGGCTCTGTTTCATATTTGTAATCTACCATATCACAAGTCACTGCTTCAAACTTACCTTCCATTTCGTATCTCTTGTTTACTGTAGTTGCAATTTCCTTGCATACAGGATCAACATCAACACTTATAATTTTTTTAACACCTACTTCGCTGTTGAATAGCATACTTGCCAGTAATCCGTTCCAGCCTCCGTGTATAACTATTTCAGCATTACGTATTAATTTGTTCTTTTCTGAGATAGTATTAATCAACCATAACTTAGATTGTATTTGACCACCCCAAAAAGTTTCTAATGTACGATCTTTATCTTCGCTATTGCGAATTGCGTCCATCCAGAACTTAATATCTTGAATATCAATTTTCATTTCTAATCTTCTTATTATATTTAACTGCTTCTTGAAGCAATGTAAATTCAGCATTGTACCCTTGTGCTTGGTGTATTAGTGCATCTACGTCCTTAGGAAAGCAATGGCCGCCAAACCCACGCTTTTCTGTTACATTTGAATGGCTATGTCCTATGCGTTCGTCCTCTGCAACAAATTTTCGTACTTGTTCGGAACTAACTCCTGCACTATTACAAAGATCTTCTAATTGATTAAAGAACGATACTTTTAATGCAAGGAAACTGTTACGTGCATACTTGGCTAATATTAATTCTTCAGGATCTGCTGGCTTTACTGTTATAGTTCCAAGTAGTTCTACAAAAAAGCCTGCCCAGAAGTGTGTACTGTCACCACCTAACAACACAGTCTTTGTATTTGCAAAGTCTATTACTGCTGTTTCGGCACGTAAGAACTCTGGACTGAATGTTAACTGCTTTTCAGGAAATGTATCTCGTAGCATACGCCAACCTTCAAGACTTATTGTACTCTTAATTAAAATAGGGACATCTGGTGCTTCCTGAATAACTTCAAATACGTTATTCATGTTACAACTTCCATCAGATCGTCGTGGCGTACTTACACAAACAATAATTGCTTGTGCATTTCGTAAATCATCGTAATGGCCAAACTTATGATCGCTGATTAAAACTGTATTTTTGTTTTTCATACACTCAGCAATGGCTTTGCCTACGTAACCGTATCCTGCTATTCCTACGTTCATAATTTCCTCTTTGGTATTTTGCTATCTGCACTGCTTACACACGTTGGTGTAATACAAAGCATTGGTTTATCAAACAATCTAAATCCATCTTGTAACGTGCCTAAAGGTTGATCATGGCAACTGTAACTACGTTTAACTTCGTTGTTTCTAATTATGCAACTTTGATATCCGCTGTTACATTCCCAACCTTTAAATTTATTAAATCCGTAAGCATTTAGGCGTTCTGCTTGGTCAATACTATATTCTATTCCATTAACATCCGTAAGCGAGACTTGGTGGACTGATTGTTCGCTTTCGGTACGCAATATTTCTTTTTGTTCCTCTGTGTAACCACTGACCACAAACGATGCAGTTGGATCACTTTGCGGTTTAAGAGTGACGTGTAAGCCTCTATCAATAAATCTTTTACTTCTGGCATAATATTCCTCCCATAGTTCGGGTACCATAACTTGATTAATAGTTACAAGTACACCTTCATCTTGGAGATACAAAAGTTTATCTCCGAATTCTTTTTCATCTGCAAATTCTGCATGAAAACTTGCTGTAATACTTCTTCTGTCCATAACATCTGTAACATCTAAAAACTTTTTCCACCATTTCTTTGCTGGACTACAATTACTTGTCATGTGTATGCTTAGGTATTCGCTTTCATAATCCTCATAGTGATTAACTAAATCTAAAAAGCCTTTGTATGCTGTAGGCTCGCCACCACTAAAACTAAAATGAAATTTATCGAAGCCATTTGCTTTTGCTTGTTTCTTGATTTCATCAATAGATGTTTTATAAACTTCTAATTCCTGATAGTCTGGCTTGTCGGTGTTAGCGTAAGGCCAACAGTAACTACACTTGTAATTACAGAACCTGCCAAGGATCCAACTAACGCTGAATAGATTAGTATCTAACATTGTTTTCTGTCCGAGACTTACTATGTCTTTAAATGGAATCTTTGTATTCGTCATACTGCTCCTTTAACCATTCAAAGTCATTTATTTTATATAAAATTTCTTTATCATCTTTGTGTGCTGTACCAAAGTGTTTTCCTACTTGGGCACCGTGAATAGCATACTTGCCAAACTCGTTGTTGGCACCTACTGTACACCATGTTGTTAATCGTTGTTCTGTTTCTTCGTCTACTTGACCTGGTATAGTTTTACTTGCTAATTTTACGCATTCTCTAAATGCACCTCTCCATGTACTAAGAGCATCTGTGTTAAATGCAGTTATACAACTGACCTCTGGCATTGCTTTAAATTTATTACTAATGCTTGTAGTCATGTCGGGTATAGAGATGTCCATGTTCAGTGTGAGTGATCGTGGTAGTAACTTTACACCTCCATACCCGTATTCCAAGTCATTAATCGGATTTATACTTCGCCATACATGTACTGTTTCTAAATCCCACTCGGAAACCTCGTAATCAAATTGAAAGCCTCTTGATAATTCTGCATCACCATCTACAACCCAGAACATTTTAGTAAAA